AAACATATCTTCTATTCCGGGATTTTTATAAGTTTCTTCATGCGAGGAAATAACTCTTAATTCATCAATAATAACTTCTAGGAATCCAAGTGGCTCTTCTTTTGCAAATTCTGGTAAAGCTATTTCCTGGTATGCAGTAAGAAACCCATTTTCTACACGAATATCGATTGGTTCGACTGGTTTGCCTTCTATCAATCTAGATATATAGATCCATTCCGCACCCTTAAAGTTTGTTAAGAACCCCTTTTTGTCATCAACAATATCTAAACTAGCTTTGTCTAGGACTAAAAAGGGCTTATGCGAACTGTGTTCTACTAAAATACGATCCGTATTATCATTAAAAGAGGTAGATAAGGTTTCGTAAAACCTATTATTGATATCATTATGGATTTCCCCATAAATTATAAATGAGTCACCCTTAACAACAATAGGTGGCATATCTGCATTTCTACTCATTTGTAAATAGAGTAGAAATTTATTGAATTGACATAAATATATATGGGTATTATAAAACATGTTTCGTCTTCTCGGCAATGGAATGCGCAAGTTTCTTCAGAGAAGAAACATTAGCACCGAAGGATTGCGCAGCTGTCTCCAGAAGAGACAGATTAGCACCACAGGATTGCGTAGGTTTCTTCAGAGAAGAAACATTAGCACCACAGGATTGCGCAGCTGTCTCCAGAAGAGACAGATTAGCATGAATAGAGATTTCTATATAAAAAAAGGGAATACAACTTATCTTATCGATACATCGGTACATCATTCTAACTATATTAATTCCGTGTCTTCCTATAAAAGTCTAGAACATTCCTATGACATACTTAAAAAAGATAAAGTTGGATTAAAAATAGAGTATGAAATAGAATACATTGATATTGTAAAAACAGTATTAAAACTACGGGAAATTGTTCAGGAGTATCAATTAGAAGCATGTGATCATTACATTAACATTGATGGGACTTTAAAATTTGTTAGCAGAGAACGTGATTTATATAAACAACATACACACGAATATGTGATTCAATTGTATAGAAACGCACTATGTTTGCCATATAAACAGTTTACTTATGAAAAATTCTCACTAAAAAATCTAAAACTAGTTAAACCTAAATCATTGTAAATATATAATAGATATATTAATTAGTAATAAGTAGATATGGAAAAATATCTGATTAGAGTTGGACCCCAAGAACCAAAAGAAGAACCTAATAGAGCACAAGTAGAACCATTAGACGTAAAAGAAAAGAAGAAAGAAGCATATGTACTTTGTACTCCGAGTGAAGAACAATCTGCTATTATCGATGCGGTGATTTCCGGAAAGAATGTGATTGTCGATTCTGTAGCAGGTAGCGGTAAAACTACAACGATTTTACACGTTGGTATGTCTTTCTCTGGAAAGCAACCCGCAGAGCCAAATAAGAGCCTACCCGAAAAGAAGATCTTAGTACTAACCTATAATGCAAAACTAAAAATAGAAACACGAGAAAAAGCCGCCAGTTTAGGATTAGATAATATGGAAATCCATAGCTATCATGCCTTTTGTGTAAAATACTATGACCATCGATGTCACACCGATCCCGGTATCATTACTGTATTAAAGACGGACAAAAAACCAAAACAAAAATTCAGTTATGACTTGATCTTATTAGATGAACAACAGGATATGACAAATCTATACTATAAATTAGTGAAAAAGATTATTAAGGATTCTGGATCATCAGACATACAAATTGCTTGCTTTGGTGATATTTATCAAAACATCTATAGTTTTAAAGGTAGTGATGATAGGTTTCTTAGTTTTGCCGATAAGATATACGGATTATCTAGTAAAAGAAGTTGGATTCATTTGCGAATTTCAGAAAGTTTTCGTATCACCGCAAACATGTGTGGATTTATCAATAAACACCTACTAGGTAATACTAGAATTACTAGTAAGAAAGAAACACCGCAAAAGGTACGTTATATCATTTGTGACACATTTACAATGACACCTTATGATGAGTTCCGAAGATACATTGAATTAGGCTATCGGGCAAGTGATATCTTTATTTTGGCACCTTCTGTAAAAAAAGGAAAACATGATAGTCCAGTTCGTATCTTAGAGAATAGGATTGTAAAATCAGGTATTTCTTGTTATGTACCAATTAGTGATGAAGAAAAGATTGATGAACAGATTATTCAAAATAAGGTGGTATTCTCCACCTTTCATCAAGTAAAAGGATTAGAGAGAAAAATTGTATTAGTATTTAATTTTGACGATAGTTATTTCGATTTTTATGGCAGAGATCTCCCAAAAGACAGATGCCCCAATATTATGTATGTTGCATTAACACGTGCAAAAGAAGGAATGACACTGTTTCATCACTACGAAAACGAATATATATCTTGTCTACGTGATCGTTATAGATTATCATCGACATGCACTCTTATTGAAAAAAGGGATTGTTTAGGCATGAAGAAAACGTTACAGGAACCATTAGAGCTTTCGGTAACCGAACTGATTCGAAACATGGGCATTGAAATCATTGATTATGCCATTCATTCTATTGATTACAAAACGGTTACACCTGCCCAAAAAACAATTGATATTCCACTAAAGGTTCAAACTGGATCTAGTAGCTTTGAAAATGTTAGTGATATTAATGGAGTTGCAATTCCGGCAATTTATGAATACTTATCACATAAAAAAGTAACCATAATTGAGGAATTACGATCAATGGTAGCCCGATTAAGTAACACACATCGATGTAACTATGAACAGATTACTCATAAAGATAAAATGACCGTGAGTGACATTCTCTATCTAGCCAATCTATACAGTTCGATTATGAGCGGATACATCTTTAAAATAGAGCAAATAAAGGAATATAAATGGTTAAAACCTAAGCCATTAAAGGAGTGTTTAGAGCGGATGGGATCTGTTGTGTCGCGAGAAGCTACTAAATATGAGGTTCCGATTGAGGCAAAAGAGGTTATTTATAACAGGCGTTTAGTGGGTATACTAGATGTAGTAGATGGCGGGAAGAACATTGTATATGAATTAAAATGTGTCCAAACCGTTACGAGTGAAAACATTTTACAATTAGCAATTTATGCATGGATCGTAGAAGGATTAGAGTGGAGTAAAGATAGAAAGATCACATATAAATTGTTTAACATTTTTACAAATGAAATTGTGGAAGTAACGTATAATCAAAAGATAAAAGGAATGGTAGAATTTTTAATAAAAGCCAAGTATGGATCACTAGCAAGATGTAGTGACGAAGAGTTTATCGATCGATGCATAAAAGATGAAATAGAGGTAAAAACAATAGAAGAAGAATGTTTGTTATCCGTTTAATTAAAGTTTAAAGATAAATGGAATATTAAAATAAAATGGCTGAGCTTACAACACAGTTAGATAACTCTCTTTTACAAAAACACAATGTTAGATTATATGGCAGTGATGTAGATATCTATAACATTATTAATGATTATCTAGAAGAGAATAGAACGGAAAATGCTTTTTATATTATTGATTTAGGTGAGTTAACTGCTGCTGTTGCTAAATGGCATAATTTATTGCCAATGATTAAGCCTTACTATGCGATTAAATGTAATCCTAATCCAGTGATCTTACAAGCATTGGCATCATTAGGAATAAATTTCGACTGTGCGAGTGAAAATGAGATTAAAACAATTGTTGAGATTACAGGAGACCCAACTCGTATTATATTTGCTAATCCATGCAAAATGTCATCACAGATTCGTTACGCTCGGGCAAATGACGTTGATCTCATGACATTTGATTGTGAAGAAGAGCTTTACAAAATTAAATTGTATCACCCTTATGCTAAACTAATTCTACGTTTAGCCGTAGATGACAGTAAAAGTGTTTGCAAATTTAACAAAAAATTCGGGTGCAAGATTGATCAAGTACAAGAACTTCTTGTGATTGCAAAAACATTGAAATTAAAGATACACGGATTTAGTTTTCATGTGGGCAGTAATTGTTCATCTGCCGATGTGTTTTATGAAGCAATTGGAGAATGTAAAAAAGCCATCGAAATAGCAAACGGATTAGAGATTTATCCAAAAATGCTTGATTTTGGGGGTGGTTTCCCGGGAACAGATGATAAAGCCGTTACGTTTGAGCAGATTGCAGAAAAGATCAATGGAGCCATTACTGATTTTTTTCCAAAGTATGAGGAGGAAGGTATGGAGTTCATTGCCGAACCCGGTCGCTATTTGGCACAACGAACCCATACTCTTGTTATGAATGTGATTGGCAAGAAAATTGTCAATGTGGAAGAAGAGAAGACTATTGTTTATTACCTTAATGATGGTGTATATGGTTCATTTAATTGTAAATTTTTTGATCATGAGAATCCAGCCATTTTACCGTTTAATGAACGAGATGGGAAACAATACAAAAGTCTATTGTGGGGACCGACATGTGATTCCATTGATATGATTAGTGAGAATGTGATGTTGCCTGAATTAGCAATTGGCGAATGGGTCTACGTAGAAAATTTTGGAGCGTATACGGTAGCTGCATCTAGTTCATTTAATGGATTTCGTACAAATACATATAAATATGTGCTAAGATCGTAAATTTATTTTTAGTTTTTAGAAACCTAAAAATAATTTATTATGAATAAATAGAATGAGTATAACATATAGCGTCGCAGCCTGTTATGCGAATGGTGCTGGTAATTCAAATGTCCGTAGATCAACTGATGATGGTGTAACGTGGGCAACCAGTACAGCGGACGCATCATTGGCGGCTAGATCAATCACATCTAATTCTACGGGTTCATTTATGGCTGTAGCTTCATTTGGTACAAATGTGTACACGTCAACTAATTATGGTTCTACCTTTACACCATCTGCAAGTGGTACTAATTTTTGGAATGTTGTTTCTAATGGAGATGGTTCTTTTCTAGTAGGTTATAATCTTACAAAAATATATAAATCAACTGATAGTGGTTCTAATTGGATTGATTTAAATAATACAACAACTAGTAGCTGGCAATCAATAGATGTTTCTAAAACTGCAGATATTGGTGGTTATTATAAAATTGTTGCAGCGGATTCAACAAATATCTATACATCAATAGATAGTGGTGGTAGTTGGTCAACGGTTGTCTCTATTCCAGCCGGTATTTCTACAAACTGGTCTGGTGTTACTTGTTCAGCAGATGGAACTAAAATGGCTGCTTGTAGTTACGAAGGTACGACAGGTGCTATTATTTATAGTTCAAACGGTGGCGGTAGCTGGTCATTGGGTAACACGGGAGGAACAAAAGGTTTCTTTAAGAGCATAGCAAGTTCAAATGATGGTACAATTCTATATTGTTGTCAACAGAATGCTGGTATATGGAAATCAATCGATAGTGGTGCAAACTGGTCTTTTACAAGTTTGAACAAATTTTGGAACAGTATAGACTGTTCACCGGATGGTACATTTGCGGCTGCAGTTCCCAGTGGTGATTATATCTATACATCTGCTAATGGTGGTTCGTGGACAGAACAGACAAACAGTGGTTCTAATAGTTGGACAGATGTCACTATTTATAACCCAAATATAAAAGTAACCAGTATTATATCAGACCCATTAAGTATTAGGAATCTTCCAGTAGGAGCTGACCGGCAACTAAATGTAACAGTATTACCAGTTGATGCTGCTAATAAAGTTGTAACGTATACTTCAAGCAATATTTCTATTGCTACGGTAAGTGCAACTGGTTTAGTAACCGGTGTGGGGGTAGGTGGTCCCATAGATATCACAATATCAGCAACAGACGGCTCTGGTGTAACCACAACGGTGCCGGTAACGTTAGTTTCTTTATACCAAATTATTATAGGTAATGATAGCAATACCTCTATTAGTTATAATACTGCATCAACTTGGACTGACATTACACAAAGTCCCCCTCAAGTTAATACTATTACTGGTAATACTAATGGTGCCTTTTTAGCGATTAGTTCTTTTAATAAAATCCATATATCAACCAATAGTGGTACAAGTTGGACACAACAAACGTTAACTGGAGTTGGAGAATCTAGTTCTATGTCTAGTGATGGCACTAAGTTAATTGTAAATACCAGTGGTGGCAGTAGTAGTATATATTTATATACATATAGTGGTGCAATATGGAGTATTGCGCAAAATATTACTCCGGTTGCTGGAGGCAATTGGTTTTCTTGTACTATGTCTAAAAATGGTGGTGTATTTTATGGAGGTCAAAATGGCGGGAGTATTTATAAATCCACTAATAGTGGATCTAATTGGACATATACTACCACATTTAGTGGAGCTATTCCCAATAATAGCTGGTATGCACTTACAACTAATTCTGATGGCACGAAAGTCTTAGCGGCAGATTTTGGTGGATATCTATATTTATCTAATGATAGTGGCGCTACATTTGCAGCACAATTAACTGTTGGAACGGCAAATTGGCAGACTAATTGTCTAAATATGACTCCTGATGGTACAGGATTAATTGCTTGTGCTGGCACTGGTTATGTTTGGATATCAAGTACTGGTGGTTCTACATGGACACGACAAAACCAAGCTAATATGGGCAGTAGAAATTGGCTACGTGTTTCTTGTTCTACTAATTTTACTGTATTAGGAGCAATTGTAAATAATGGATATGTATATTTATCTACTGACAGTGGTTCAACTTGGACACAACAAACTGACAGAGGAAACTACTATTGGCACGGAATACAAATTTCAGATATTATACGAGTTACTAGTATCACATGTTCCCCCGATAGCGTTAGCAATCTTTTTGTTGGTAATACACAGCAACTAACAGCAACCGTATCTCCAGCCGATGCCAGTAATAAAGTATTAAGTTATACATCAAGTAACACTTCTATTGCAACTGTAAGTAATACTGGTGAAGTAAGAGGCATATCAGCCGGTTCAGTAACTGTTACGATAGCTGCAACAGATGGTTCAGGTGTAACTACACCGGTTTCTGTGACAGTTACGATACCAGTAA